TCCAGCTCTCCCAATAGCGTAGAGTGATGGTTCTCATCAGTCGAAGGCCAGGGCAACGCTGCATCTACATTGGACGTGGATGGGGGGATGTAAAACTCGCGTGCCGTCACTTCCGGTGAAGTATTCGCCGATCTTTACATTCTGGTTCTCTTTCATCGACGGCATAGGAAAACATATCTCGCAGGTGCGCGGCTTATCCTTTCCTGCTATCCAGATCTGCCGCACGTCTTTATCGAGAAATCCCTGATCCTGAGCGGCGCGCCAAGCGCTTTGCTGTCCACTATAGCTGGCATCCAGAGTTTCTGTACGCGCTATGCTGTTTGCTCTCAGCCGGATCAACTTGTTTGCGTATCGCTCAACCTTGCCCTCGATGTCGCCGATGCCACGGTCCAATAGCCGCATCTCATAGTTCATTACCCAATCGGCTTGCTGCCCGGTCAATCCAACCATGTTTTTTATTTGCCGCGCCGTGGTTCTGACGTCGATCCCTTCCATGAGGCCGCGCTCGATCAATCTTTGGATCCCTTCCTGCGTAGTTTGCGTGATACCGCTGATAAGTCTACCAACGTTCGTTCTCGCATATACTGCGGCGTACGGGTTGGTCAAGTCAAAAGACGCCATGAGGGTGCCGGTGGTCCGCTGAAGCGCCTGCGTGGCGATACTGCCGGAAGCTTCGACGATCTGCGCCAGGGTCTCGCGCATGTTGTTGAATTCAAGGTTGCCGGTCGCCGCCCTGATCGCCGCTGCCGGATCCACTGCCCGCAATGCCTGCTCAACTAGCTGCAAAGTGATGTCCTGGCGGGCGCTGCGGATAGCGGCAAGAAAACCCTCGCGCAAGGCCGGTTCCATCCTGCGGGCCAGCCGTTCGAGGCGGGCAAGGGTCCTGCGGTCTACTGCTTTGCGGATGGAATGCTGGAAAAACGCGTTGATAGACTCGCGCTCTTTTGGCGTTAAAGGTATCGAACTTGCTGGCCACATATTTTTTCCGCCCCGGATAGACTCCTATTGCGATCCATCCGGGGCGCCTAGCACGGGTTGGTCAAAATATCGTTAGGTAGGCTCTTCTTCCGGTACATCCTCGCCGCCCTGTAAGCGTGCGAGCTTACTCTTCTGTGCGTCTAGGTCGGCTTGTTTCGACGTATCGCCGGCGTCTACCTGGCCTTGCAGCTTATCGATCTGCTCCTGGGTCTTCGCGATCTGCTTATCACGGTTTGCCTGTGGTTGTGGCATCTTCGTCCTCTTTTTCTTGGCCGGTTTCTTCCGGGCCACTTTGGTGACCATTGGTTTTACGCCTCGCCTGGGTTGCCGGGTCCGGCCAGCCGCTCTAATTTGTTAACCATTGCCTCGTAGCTCTCCCGAGCCTCCATGATCTCCTCTTCGCTCGATTCCACGTTGTCGATCTTCTCTTGCTGCCGCTCCATGTTGGCCAGACACTGCTCGATCATATGCTCTAAGTTGCTCCGGGTCTTCTGCATTTCGGGACGCGGCTTGCCCAATTCGGCGGGACGCACCGGCTCGTCCTGCAATTCCTGTTTACCCTTCGGCGAGGACTTCACGCCGAACTTCTCAGCGATCGGTTGCAGCGTCACCACGCCTTCGGATATCTCGTTCTCGGTGAACGTGCCATCAGCCGACCGGAACTTGATCTTCTCCAGCGCTTTTCTTGCGCGGCTCGACAGCTCCTTTGTCTCCTGATGCGCTTTCTGCGCGTGGGCCGGGAGCTTGGACAGCTTCTCGGCGGCCTTCTTCTGCTGCTGCTCCTGGTCCTTGGCCTGCCGCTCCCGCTCCTGTTGCTCCTTCTGCTGCTGTCTCTCCTCGCGCTCTTGCTCTTCTTTTGTTTTTGCTGCCATGGTTTTACCCTCCTGTGGGTGTGTTGTTAGTGGGACGATATTCCGATGATAGCGCGGGATGACGCAATTCACACGCCATCGTGCCCGTTGGCTTCGGCCTTCCGCTTGGCCAGCATCATCTCCTTGACCTGCGCCATCTTCTCAAGCCCCTCGCGCACCAGCTTGCGGCCCTCTTCCAGCTCGGGCTGCTCCGGCTCTACGCGCTGGCGGATTTCTTCCTGGATCATCAACTGTTCTTCGCGCTCCTCCAGATCGGGTGGCGGCGGCAGTCCGGCGACCAAACGAAGATGACGCTCCAGTGATTCATCTGGAAACATGATTGCGCCCGCAGTAGATAGCGCCGATATGTACGAGGCTAGCTCTTGCAGGTTCTGCGTCTCTATGTCGCCATGGTCGATCTGCGGCGGCCGTGATGGGTCGAAACCGTTTTGCTTTATCTCCAGCAAACGAGGGATACCGTGGCGGTTAATGACTTCTTTGATCTGCTTCAGGTATCCAGCCAGGGCCAGGACGAACATATCGGTCTGGTCTGATGACAATGCCCAGCTTCCGGTCTTGCCTGAACCGAGCATAAGGAATTGCGTCAGCGTGCTCTGGCAGATCCGCGTTTCGTGGCGGGTTATCGTCGCACCTAGATCCGCTGACCGGCGTGAAGATGAACTCAGCAGTTGCAGCTCCCAACCGAATGGCAGCAGCACGCCTTCTTTCTCACCCCTGCGTATACCGGTGACGAGCTTTTCGGCGGTTCTCAAAGCCGCCTGCGCGGTCGTGTTGGTTGGGTCCCAGTCGAAACCTTCCGGCGTGGTCAGGACGGGAAGGCCGGAGCCGTCACGCTCATGCGATATCGACTCGGACTCCTCTAGGCGTTTTGCGAGCCACCACGGACGATATGCTTTGCGGAACACGCTGATACCTTCCGGATTATTTTGGACCACTTTCGTACGGAACAGCATCGCCTTCTGGATCGGAATAGTCACCTTGTTCTGGCCGTTGCTGACCGGCTCGAGGAATTCCTGGACCATGCCGCGAATGCCGCCACTCTCGTCAATGTCCCAACTCGATAGTGTATTCTGGCCGCGCAGCGCCCATTTTCTCCAGGCTATTTTGCCGTCATCGAACTTGCTGGTAGAGAGCGGAGAGTCAAACGGCTGATAACCACGGCGCACCTTCATGACGGTCTCAAGAAAACTCCAGCCGTGACGGAAAAACGTGCAGACCTCCGATAGCGTGTCAGCCAGCGAGAAGCTCATATCGTGGAGTGCGCTTTCGATGAAATCCTTGGCCTCCTGGTCCTTCGCCTCCTCGCTGAACGGCTTGACCTCCCACTTCACTTGGCTGACCATCTGCTCGATTATGAATTCGATGGCGCCGCAGATAGGCGTCTCGGCCATCTCGTTATACGTCTTGACGCCCTGCAAGCCCCTAAGCTCGTGACGGTACTCCTCTTGGAGCATGCCGCCCTGGATGTTCAGGCCGGTGCCGCCGATCTCACGAAAGAGGGAGTTGCGGGTCGTGGTAGATGCTTCAGCCATGCGCTTCCTTGTACACCGTCACCGCTGTTTGCGCAAATTTATTGTTTTCTATGGCCTTACGGAAGTTGACAAAATTCTTTGAAATAAATAGCCACCTATGGGACAAAACCCGACTTATGTAAACTTCGCCCGCTTTTACCTCTGGAGATCTACGTCTGATAATATTCTTATGCAGTTTGACAAGGGCCATATCGGTGGGTGTATTGCTTACCTTTCTTTTTTTTCCCTTTTTTTTCTTTGGGTATAGATAAATTCCCCTTCCTTAAGCGATAGCGACAACGGGAGCGTGAGTTAAATCATTGCTTCGATGCCTTCCACTTCTCATAATCGGCCTGGACGATCATCGTGGCGTACTTCCGGCGGGCGACGAGAACGTCGGGGCGGTTGCGCAACAGGGCATCGTCCATCGAGAACGCGAACGTGAACTCGACGTCAGCGCCGACTATGCTCACGATGCAGTCCAGCCCCATGGTCTCGAAGTTCTCCCGCGTCATGTAGATGGTCTGGACGGTCACTTAGATCTCTTCGTAACCCACAAGAAAAGAACCACCAGCGCGATGAAACCGATGCTGGCTATCCAGAGGATAAAATATAATTCCATCACCTGAACCTCTCCGCCTCGGCCAATGCTATCGCGGCCATCAATTCCTGATAGCGCGGCGGCCTCTCCCTGTCGGGACAGACGTGCATCGCACACACGGGCCGCATGTAAGCAGCAACCGAGCAACCGGTCGACGTCAGATAAGAGGCTGCCAGAGACTGGCGGGCTCTGGCATTTAATCCCGACGCACTTATCATGGGCCTGCGGCCGTTTCCGGCGGCGTCTAGTAATTTTGGAACCTCTAATTCTATGCCGTAGACGTTTTTCGCCCACCATCCGGCTCTCCAGCAACCAACCTGGCCGCTCTCGCCCTGGCAGCAGTGGAACGGCGGACTGCAAGTCGCGCAGATCTCCCGCGTCAGGTCGCTCAGTTCCTGGTAGAGGTCGATCAGTCTTTGGTCAGGTTGCCGCACTTCGATTTCTCCGCTTGCTAACCTTGACGATATGAGCAGGGCATATCAGCTCGCCGTCCAGGATGCGCCAGCCACCAGGGGTCGGCGGTATCCAGAACTCGTGCCCGGCGAAGTGCGTCATCAACTTGCTATCGACATGCTCGCACAGGCTGCACTGCATCAGGTAGGTCAGCGTCATGGTGAACGGGACGGTGCTCATTTCGTGTTGCCGATCCTGGCACCGATGACGCCGCCGTTGGGAATGTCTTCGTCATCTGCGGTGTCCCGGTTGTAGGTGCGCGGCTTATCTTGGTGACCTAAAGACAATCCGGTAAAACCGACGCCCCTTGGTGCTGCGACGTGATCCTTGGGACGGTCCGTCCGGCGTTTCGTTTTAAGATCGGCTTCGATCTCGTCGATGGTTAACGGTCTTTTGTCATTATTCACAGAAAATCCCCTTGCCTCGCCATGCCTGACATCGCCATACGATACCAGGCCCTACCATGAAAGATCAGGCCGACTTCTTCGAACGAATAATGCTCCACAAGCTGCAAAGCTCATCCATTCCCGATGTGAACGCTTCAGACTTCGGTATCACATCGGCCTTC